TGTTCGTAAAGAAGTCAAAAAACAAGTTAATGAGATATTTATTAAGGAGAATAAATCTTCTCTAAAATCTCTTGCACCTAAACCAAAACCTAAAAAAGTTCAGAAGAAAGAGTCTGTGGAATACACAAGTAACAAAGAACTTAATAAAGTTTTAAACGAGACTGTAGGTTTATCTAAGGGTGATGAAATGGAGGATTATCCAACAATGGGTGGAGGAGCTTTTGATTCATCAAGAGCGGCAGAACTATTGGGATATGGAGATAGTATGATGATGAGTGGTGATAAAGAAACACAACGAAAAGTTGCAGCTGTTCAAACTATGAAACAAGCTGGAGTTACATCAGAACAATTACCTGATTCAGTAGTAAATGCGTTAACGAGAGATTATAGTGATTTAATGAAACACGATAAGTTTAAGAGTAAGAAATAATGCCAGAAAATGTATTAACAACAAACAATCCATCAGTTCGTCAGATTAATGAAGATGAGGATTCTTTTTTCGGTTGTACATTTCCACTAACATATGTTGGTGGTAGTGATGGATTTTTTCCAAGAGCTAGTTCTGTGAAACAACAGGCAGCATCAAACTTGAAAAATTTGTTATTAACACAAAAAGGTGAAAGAGTTGGACAACCTACATTCGGTAGTGATTTACCATCAATACTTTTCGAACAAAGAACGGATACAATAGCTGAAGATATAGAAACTACAATAAGAGAAGCTATTACTAATTGGTTACCTTATATTTCTGTAAATGAAATTTTTGTATCTTTTCCTGATAATGAACCGAATAAAGTTATGGTTCAAATAGAATTTATTGTTACGGTCGATGACCCTGATTCACCAGAAACAATTACATTTAATTTTAATACTGGAGATTAAAGATGCCTAACGCAGAATATGGAACAACAAAAAAGATAGTAAAAAAAGATATTAAATATATCGGAAGAGATTTCAGTTCTATAAGACAGAATCTTATTGAGTTCGCGAAATCTTATTATCCTACTGCATACAATGATTTTAACGAATCATCACCAGGTATGATGTTCATCGAAATGGCAGCTTATGTAGGTGATGTATTATCTTACTATGTTGATAATCAATATCGTGAAACACTTTTACATAGTGCCGAAGAAAAGAAAAACATTTTTAAGATTGCACAATCATTTGGATACAAACCAAAATTATCAACACCTGCTTTTACAATTGCAGACCTAACAATTGAAGTTCCTGCAATCTCAGAAGATGATGAGATATTTGAACCTGATACAAGTTACGCCTTGAAAGTAGATGCCGATAGTGTATTTTCAAGTAAGACTGGTAGAAGTTTTAGGTTGATGGATGATGTGGATTTCGCGGTATCAACATCTTTTGATAATAGGGTTGAAAAAATTTCTAAAACTGATGGGGATATTCCAACACACTTTACTCTTACAAAAAAAGCTAATTTAGAAAGTGGATTCAAAACAACAGAAACATTTACATTTGGGGATGCGGTAAAATTTGATAAAATTATTCTTAGTAAAAAGAATGTAATCGAGGTTATAAATGTTGTGGATGATGATGGGAATACTTGGTATCAAGTACCTTTCTTAGCACAAGATACAGTCTTCAAAGATATAGAAAATAATTCTACAAATACACCTGATGTTGCTGGTGATAAAACTACTGCACCATTTTTATTAAAGTTAATCAAAACAGCTAATCGTTTTACCACCTATGTAAGAAGTGATGGTAAAATGGAAATCAGATTCGGTGCAGGTGTGAGTTCAAATGCTGATGAAGAGATTATACCAAATCCTGATAATGTTGGAAGTTCACTCGGTACAGGTTTATCAAAACTTGATGAATCATTCGACCCAAGTAATTTCTTAAAAACAAAAGCATTCGGTCAGGCACCTGGCAATATCACTTTGACTGTAACTTATACATATGGTGGTGTACAAGCTGATAATGTTGTAAGTGGTGAAATAACAAACTTAGATTCAATCGCACTTACATTAAATGAAGAGGGATTAGATTCAACCAAAGTACAAGATACAAAAGATAGTTTATCAATATTTAATCCTGAACCCGCAACAGGTGCCAGTGGTGCTGAAACACCTGAGATAGTAAGACAGAATGCGGCAGCATTCTTTCAAGCTCAAAACAGAGCAGTAACAAAGGAAGATTATATAACACGAGTATATTCACTACCACAAAAGTTTGGTAACATTGCAAAATGTTTTATAATACAAGATGAACAGATTGAACAGAATACACAAACAATTATTAAAAATGGTAAGATACAAAAACAACCAAATGTAACAACAATACCAAATCCATTAGCATTAAATTTTTATGTATTGGGTTATGATTTTAGAAAAAATTTAATCGCACTTACGGATACTGTCAAACAAAATCTTCGAGTTTATTTATCTCAATTCAGAATCTTAACAGATGCTATAAATATTAAAGATGCTTATACTATTAACATCGGTGTAAGATTCAGTATTGTAACACAAAGAGGATTCAATAAAAATGAGGTATTGTTAAGATGTATCGATGCTGTAAAGAATCATTTCGATATTGATAAATGGTCAATATCACAACCAATAATTTTAAGTGATATCGCTTATGTGATATCTTTAGTAGATGGTGTGGCAAGTGTAGTACCACCAGAAGATGATAATCCACAGAAACAAATGGTAGTAGTGGAAAATAAATTCAAACTATCAGAGGGATATAGTGGACATGTTTATGATTTACAATCGGCAACTAAAGATGGTGTGATTTACGCATCTTTAGACCCGAGTATATTTGAACTTAAATTCCCCAATTTAGATATTGAGGGTAGAGTAGTAGGAGATATTTAATGTATTATTTCGAATACCCAAAAATTGATGCCACGATTTACGAGGGAAATGTAACTTCCTCAATTAACACAGGTTTAGACCAGATACTTGAAATAAATAAAAATATGAATAGTGCTGGAACAACAATCGATGTATCAAGAGTTCTAATACAATTTGATTATAGTTATATATCTTCATCAGTACAAAGTGGAATCATCCCAAGTGATGCTAAATATTATCTGAACTTGTATGATGCTAGTTCAACGGAGTTGGCAGTAGAACAAAGTTTATTTGCATATATGGTTAGTGGAAGTTGGAATGGTGGTACAGGCACAAAAGATAGAGACCCAACAATTAGTGATGGGGCTAGTTGGAAGTATCGTGATAATGATACAACAAAAACACAATGGGTAAGTGGTAGTGATACACAAGGTGGTACATGGTACACTTCAAGTTTAGATAGTGGATTCAATGTTTCTTCATCTTTTGATTTAGTTTACGAAACGAAAGATATAAGATTAGATGTTACCGATTTGGTGAAGAATCACATTTTCTCAAGTTCTATTTTTCCTAATTATGGATTCATACTCAAGAGAGAAAATACACCTACATCACAAAGTGCATTCTCAATATTCGACCCAACCACGGCAACAGGTTCGGCAGAACATGATACATCACATCAAGGTAATTTAAAGTTTTTCTCAAGAGAAACAAATACAATCTTCCCACCAAAATTGGAAGTGGAATGGGATGATAGTGTTTGGAACACAGGTAGTTTAAGTCCTTTAAGTGCAACAGATTTAGATAGATTGAAAGTTTATTTCCAAAATTTAAAACCTGAATATAAGGAAAAATCAAAAGTAAAATTTAGAGTTGTAGGTAGAGAATTATATCCAACAAGAGGATTCGATACCACACCAGCTGCATTGACTGTAAAGTATTTACCAAGTGGTAGTAGAAGTTTAGGACAAGGTTCTTATTACTCAGTTAAAGATGCAGAATCAGAAGATGTAATAATCCCTTTCAGTACAGGTTCAATTATTAGTTGTGATTCAACAAGTAATTTTTTCAATCTTTGGATGGATGGTTTTCAACCTGAAAGACATTATAGATTTGAAATAAAAGTTGTAAGTGGTAGTGGTGCAGATGAAACTTCTATGATTTATGATGATGATTTTACATTCAAAGTAGTGAGGTAAATATGCCATTAACAATTAAACAAGCCAGAAAAAGTGATTACTATCAAAATGTGGCTGATGCGGATGAAAGAAAACAATTAAAGGCCATACAAGAAGCATTATCAAGAATGCAAATTAGTGGTTCATCACCTGATTCAACAAATCCTTTGAGAGATGAAAATAATGTTTTACTATCATATGAAAACCCAAGTAGACCAGGTGAATCTTTAGAAGAACCATTTCAATATGTGAGATTAAAGGTAAGGCAGAAATCAACACAAGTATCTGATTATCTGAAGTATCTTGGTGAAGATATTATATTCAAAGAAATACTTCCACAAAAAGCAGTGAATGAAGATATTACAGATGAAACAGAAATAAACTTATTGGCAGAAGAATTAGTTACTGCGATAGAAACACAACAAGAATTGAATTCAGGATTGGCAAGTTCTATAAATAGTTTAAATGCTAAGATTGCTGAGGATAATGATGTTGATGCGGCAGAACAAGTTTCGGCTGGTGAAACAAGTGAACGAGCCAGACAATTAATTCAGAAAATAAAAGATAGTAAATTACTGAGTAAGGTTACAAAAAATTCGAAAAAATTACAGAAGAAAGTAGAAGAGCTTAAATAATGTTAACCTACGGATTAAAAGATAAAGATAAAGAACAATTAGAATATCCTCTAACTTTTTTTAGTGGTTTTGGTAGAGACCCTAATGATTATATTCATTTGTATGTTTATGATTTAGAAGATAATCTATTACAAGATGAGATGTTTCCAACCAGTGAAGT